CCATCTGGCGAAGAAGCGTAATAAATAGCTTTAAAACGCATTAAACTGTAAAGTTAAACTAGGCGGCAAATTTGCCGCCTTTATAATCTTCCGAGCCAGAAAAGTGCCACATCTTCAGTGTGGGATAGGCTTCAATATTATGAAAAAAGTTATGTTAGAAATTAGTAAGAAAAAATTAATAATCGCTTGTTCGATTATTTGGTCAGTTGTTTTTTTGTTATCAATTGTTTTATGTATTAAGCTCGCAGGCAAAAGCGTAGAAAAAAAACAGTCAACAACAGTGGTAGAAGAAGAAGTACATGAAGTGTTGTACCAATTTGAACCAATTAATTATGAAGAACACTTAGACCCTTTGCTAATAAAGGGCATGAAATTCTGTCAAAAAGAATATGCTGTAGAATTGGCAAATGCTGTTTATATGGCAAGCGAAAAGTATGGTATTCCAATTCCAGTTATTTATGCTGTAATAGCGACAGAAAGTTGTTTGCATGGCTACAGACAAATCAATTCAAACAATATAATGGAAATAAATGATAAGGCTATTAGTAGATATGACTGTAGAGGCATAATGCAGATATCCAAATATGCTTTAGCAGAGTATAATAAGATTAAAAAAACAAATTATACCATGAATGATTTGTATAATGTGATGATTAATGTTGAAATTGGAACTTGGTATTTTAAGCAATTTGAACGAGTTGCCAATTCATATACAGAAATGTATATTATTTATAATGTTGGTTATAGCGAATACAATAAAATAAATAAAAATTGGTTCTATAGTTGGGATGGTCATTGGTATTCAGATATTAGAAATAAATGGTTTTATATGAATGATCTTATACCTCCAAATGATGGTAGGCATGGTACCTATGGAAAAAACAAACTAAATGATTATGGAGCAAGGAAAAGATTTAATATTTGTTTGAATATTTGCGAAAATTATTTTAATAGCTAAATTGTTTATCAGAATGTCTTTAAATTACCTCTTATTGTTATTGTAAAAATTTAAAATAAGAGGTAAAAGTGGTATTTATGTTGCTTGACAAATTTATTATAATAAAGTAAAATAAGCAAGAAGGAGTTAATGATGACATACGAAGAAGTAAGAGCAGTCGGTCGATATGTAGTCCTTAAAGGAAGACAGGTTGAAGACAAGACAGAGGTTAAAACAAAATCTGGTATTGTCTTGACTGGTGACGCTGCTGCTAGTGCTAATGAGTCTGGACAGAGAATTAATACTAATGGCGGAAAGATTAGAATCGAACCACCAGTAGTTCATTCGATTGGACCAAAAGTAAATGTAAAAGAGCTTGGTATTGAGCTTGGAGATCAGGTAGTTATAAATGATTATGATTCACATTCATTTATGGATGATGGAGGTAACATTTATATTGTCTGTAAGGATGAATCAATACAAACGGTTATTAAAGTAGCCAAAGAAGAAGGAGAGAGCTAAAATATAGCGGGCCAAAAGCCCGCTTTTTTATTGCGCATTTTTTTAACTTTAACAAAAGGGAATTCTAAGTTAATTATTAGGATAAGAATAAAATGAGCAATAAAAAATACGCTATAGATAGAAATATCAGGCAGTGCTTGAGTTATGTAATAAAAAAGGATGGGCCATTTAGATGGTCAACAATAGTTGGTTTTTCAAAAGAAGAATTTCTTGAGCATATAAAAAAAGAGTTCAAGGACGGTATGACTTTTGAAAATTATGGTGAATGGGTTATATCTTTTCATATTCCAAAAAGGTGCTATAATTTTTCTTCAATAAGAGATGAAGATTTTAAGAGATTTTGGAGCTTAAAAAATATTACCCCAAGATGGTTAAAGGAAGCACAACAGCAGAAGAAAAAGATAAATGAAGAAGAAGTAAACAAATACTCTTTATGGGATATTTTGCCTGTTGGTAATATTGCTTCTTTATTGGAAAAATAGTTATGTTTAGAATGTATGGCAATTTCCAATTTAAATTGGAAAAGGATTATTATGTAAATATCAAAACCAACTCGTATTTTCAAATTACAAAATATAGAAATACTGAGAGTTATATAGTTATATTCTTTAGCAAGGATGGCAATAAGCTTTTGGAAAAAAGTTTTGATGCCAAAAGTCACGAGTTCGAAGGGAAACTTGATGAGATAGTTAAAGAATTTGAGAAAAAGTTTGAGAGGGAGTAGTTATGAATTTTGATGAGATAGTTAATGAAGAGGGAGGCACTCTCAAACTTGAAAATGGTCAGTTGGTTTTTAATGTAACTAAACAGAGACAGAAGGATTTAAGAACACTTGGTCTTGAATCTGTAAGACTTGAAAATGAAAAAAAGAAATTAGAAACTGAAATAGAAAAAGATCCAATTGGGAAAAGATATCTAGAAGCAAGAGTTAGACTTTTAGAGAAAAGAATTGAGAAACTAAGAAAAGACAAAATAAATATCGCCAGAGGTAAGAGAAGTGAATATACTGTTGGTGGTAATTTTGTTGATAAAAATGATTTAAGAGTTGATAATTATCATGTAGAAGATGGAGATCCAAATAAGGTCGAGAATTGGGTCTCAAGAATGAAAGCAGAAAAAGAAATCTCAAACAAATTAAACAAACAAAACACAAAAAGAAAATTTAGACCAAGATAATAATTGACTTTTTCAAAAAAAAGATTTAAACTTCTCTTTGAAAGGAGAAGTAATGAAATACGAATATTGGAAATTTGGCAATAAATACGTACGAAAAGAAATAAAGTCAGATGGAACATACCAACTCTCGGAGCTTTCAGAAGATGAAGTTCCAGATGATGCTAAAGGTATGGACTGTTTCATAGAAATTGTAGAAGATAAAAAAATAACAGCACCAATTGTATCTGCTGTTGGACAAGAGAAAATTGTAGCAAATGGTAATCAAGTTCCTATTTCCATATCACAAGAAGAGTTTGACAAAAAAACAGAAAATTATAAAACAATTCCAAAACAAGAACCGACAAAAGAAATGGTAAATCATCCAAATCATTATGGCGGTGACACTACTTACGAATGTATAAAAGTCCTTAAAAATTGGATGACTAAGGATGAGTACATTGGTTTCTGTAAAGGCAATGCTTTGAAATATTTGTGTCGTAGTGGAAAAAAAGATGAAATTCTTCAGGAATATAATAAAGCAAAATGGTATCTTGAAAAAATGATTGAGTGTATGGGAGAAAATTAATGGCTGCTATTACAGTGGAAATTCCAGATGGAGAACTATCACGATTACAAAACTTTTTGGAACGCTGTGATTATTTAATCAGAGATGACATTCGAGAGAAAGTGCTGGCTTTTGGAAGTCTTTTACCGTCAGAAAAAGAACTCTTCACCAAAGGAGAGGAATTTTTTAAAAAACTATATCAACAGTTGGAGCAGAAAGAAGCAGAATATAATCATAGAATTGCTGAAGAAAGCGAGAGAGAATTATATTTAAGGCTAAGAAAAAAATATGGATAATCTTAAAGACCATGTTTAACTACATGGTCTTTTTTATTTTTGTTAAAAATGTACTAAAAAAAAATACAATAAGGAATTATAATTTTTAACAAAAGGAAGCAGTTTATGGATTTTTATGAAGAAACCCTTTCAAGACTTGAAAAAAAAATCGAGCTTGTAAGGGATAAATATGGGATTAGACCAATTCTTAAAGAAGTAGAGGAATGGTCTATAAATGCCTTTCAAGATTTATGGCTTGAAGAAAAATTTGAGAAGTATGCCGATATAATCGGCTTTCCAAATGCTTTGTATAGGATGCTTAAAAGAAAAACCTATACAGAAAAAGAATTGTTCGCAAGACTTAATGAGATTGAAACTACTTATGCTTTTGATCCAACATATGATGGTGAAGATGAATATTATTTCTGGTCAGAGAATGAAGAATGGAACACTGCATTTGATGAAGTTCATTTGACACTAAGAAAAAAGATTTTCATTCCGAATTTTGAGGAAGTGAAATATAATCTCGTTCCGCTGTCAAGAATTGATGATTTTATAAGAGACAGACCGAATTGTTTCTTTATAGAAGAAGAACTTAATTTTAAAGAAGTAAAAGACTTTCTGGCTTCTAAAGGAGTTCTTGTAAGAATGAACTCCAAAGAAAGAAGAGAACATGAATATGGTTTCATAAATAAGCTCATTGCCTATGCTGAGGCAATATTTTCAAAGGAAAGCCGATGACTGTTGGAAAAGTAAGAGAAATGCTTGAAAACTCAAAAGAACCTGTATATGTAATTCAGGGAGAGGATTATAGGTTTAGAACTTATAATCCAATTGGTATGAGTACTCCGTGGGATAAATTGCCAAATGCTCTGAAGATTATATTTGCTGATTTTAGTAACAGAAGTTTCTTTATTGATTGTCTTTACGAGGTAATTCTTGATTCTGATGATGATGAGCCATTAGACGAATTTATTTCAAGACTCCATCTAATGGAGAACAATTGCAATCTTGGATGTCTTTATAAGCCAAATGAACCGTTGTATTTTTATTCAGCGAGTGTGGATGATTTTTGGTTCAGATATCCGTTAAGAATTGTAGGTGAAAAAGATCGTAAGATTTATAATGATGAAAAACTAATAGCTATTAGTAATTTAGACAAGTGGCTTAAATTTCATCCTTGTCAGAGGATATATCTTGATGAGTTCAACATTGACTCGATTAAGGATTTAACACCAGAAGAGACAGAAGCTTTATCAAAAGTTGAAACAATTGCTTTATATGAAGATGAGATGAGATAAAATAAAAGCCACCTAATTAGGTGGCTTTTATTGTTTAGTTTCCATAACCGTGAAATTCTACTCTTGTTTTGAAATTTTTGTTTCTCATCTGTTGTCTCAATTTAGCATTTTCGCCAGCTGCTACAGTTTCGGCTCTTCTTTCACTGTTTATGTTTGAGATTCTATCTCTTGCTTGTAAAAGAACTTTTTTGAAAAAATTTGTTGCGGCTGCTTTGCTTTCTACAGGGAATGAATTGGCAAATTCCTGAATCCAAAGATTCTTATCTTTTCCAAACCCCTTCAAAACAAATTCTGGTTTTTCTTCACCGTTTTTTAGCTCTGTAAAATTGGTTCCGACTTTAATTCTTCTTAAGGCATCTTCTTCTGAAAGTTCGTTTGCTTGAACTTTATTAAAGAGCTTAATAAGTTCTTCTTTACTGCTTTCTGTTATAATATTGTTATCGCATAATTCAAAAGCATCATTAAGTGTCATTAGTGTTCTCCTTTTATTAACTTTTAATAAAAAATTAACTTGACTTTGACTCTTTTTAGCTTTATTATTTTGATAATATGGAAGAAAATAACGAAGAAAACAATATTGATGTTGAAGATAGTTTCTATGATGCTTCTTACACAAAGAAATCAAAGGAAGCTTGGAAATTAATGCTTGATATTATGAACAGAGGTGATATAAAGCCCTCTAAGGAAAATGAATGAAAATCTTAGGTAAAGTATCAAAAGATGAATTACATGACTTTCTTAATTTTGGTATGTCTCTCCAGGATAGTCAGCTATATAAAGAGCTGACAGAAAGCCAACAATTCATATTTCAGTATTCAGGTGGAACAGCTTCTGATCAAGTTAGAAGAGCAGAGCCAGAAAGTTTTGATGATGTATGCGTTATAAATGCTACTTCTAGACCTGGTGCTTCTGGTATGTTCCCTTCATTTGTCGAAGCAAAAAAATATGGAATAAGACCGTATCCAAAACAGTTGGACTCAATTCTAAATGATTCTCATGGCTGTATTGTATATCAGGAACAGATAATGAATGCTTTTGCTGTATGTGCTGGATACACACCAAAAGATACAAATAGAATTCGAGGACTTTTGAAAAAACTTGGCAAAGCAAAGAAAAAACAGGAAGATTTGGATGAATGGAACAATGTTCATGTTCCTGCTTTTGAAAAAGGTTGCCTCGAAATGGGAATGAAAAAAGAAGAAGTCTCAGCAATTCTTAAAGATATAGTTGCTTTGTCTGCTTATTCTTTTAATAAATCTCATGCTTTTGCTTATTCATATATAGCAATGATGACTGTGTATTTATCAAGATACTTCAGAAATTATTACTACGCTGCTTCATTAACATATGATGCTTCGAAAAAAGATGCTTTAAAAGAATCAATTCAAAAGGTTGAGGGTAGAGGATATAAGATTATTCCTCCAGATATTAACACATCTGGAATGCATTTCAGTCCTGTAGGTATGAATATAAACTTTGGTCTTAATGAGATCAAAGGTGTCGGAGAACAGCCAGCAATAGATACTATTGCTAATAGACCATATAGTTCTATTATTGAGTTTGTAATAAAGAATATAGGAAATTCAATAAATAAAAGAATTACCAATGCTCTTGTTTGTGGTGGTGCTTTTGATTCTTTGATTGGAGATAAAAGAAAGTATTATCAACAAGTGGTTGAAAAATTCTATGAAAAGAAAAAAACAATAAAAACTATTCCTTTACTTGAGGAAAAATGGGAAGAAGCTTTAAAAGAAGTTCCCGATTGTGAAACAACGCCAGCAGATTATATTGATTATGAAGAGTCATATCTTGGAGGACAGTTCTTTCATAATAAATTTACAGCAATAGCAGAAAAGATAGAAATTCTTTATCAGAAAGGTTATTGTTTGAGGGATTTTAAAGAACTTCGCAAGAAGAATCTACCAAAACAGTATGTATTTGTATATGTAAATAGTTATAGATACCATACAGATAAGAATGGCAATGAAATGCTATTTATGAATATAGAGGACAGAAATGGTGAAAAAGCAGATATTCCTATTTTTGCTTCATATTGGCAACATTGTAAGGTAAAGTTTTTTGCTGAAGATTTTTACTTAATGGATTTATATCCAACAGAAGATGGCAAAATAATGTTTGGAAGTAGAAATTGGGTTAGAGACCCAAACACAATAAAAAATATGATGGCAAGAGTTCCTAGTTAAAATATGAGGACTGTATATGTTTATACATATACAGTATCTCTAAATATATTTATTTTTCTAAGATTTAGATTTTTATTTCCATAATGTTTTAAGGCGATTAGTTTTTCGTCATCATCTGTAACAAATCCACTTCTATCATCGTCTATAATTTTTTTATTTTCTACTTCTGTTTCTGTATCTGTATTTGTTTCTGTATCTGTATTTGTTTCTGTATCTGTTTCTGTATCTGTTTCTGTATCTGTTTCTGTATCTGTTTCTGTATCTGTTTCTGTATCTGTTTCTGTATCTGTTTCTGTATCTGTATCTATTTCTACTTCTGTATCTGCTTCTGTTTCTACTTCTGCTTCTGTTTCTACTTCTACTTCTGTTTCTACTTCTGCTTCTGTTTCTACTTCTACTTCTGTTTCTACTTCTGTTTCTGTATCTGTTTCTACTTCTGTTTCTGTATCTGTTTCTGTATCTGTTTCTGTATCTGTTTCTGTATCTGTTTCTGTATCTGTTTCTGTATCTGTTTCTGTATCTGTTTCTGTATCTGTATCTATTTCTACTTCTGTATCTGCTTCTGTTTCTACTTCTGCTTCTGTTTCTACTTCTACTTCTGTTTCTACTTCTGTTTCTGTATCTGTTTCTACTTCTGTTTCTGTATCTGTTTCTGTATCTGTTTCTGTATCTGTTTCTGTATATGTTTCTGTATCTGTTTCTGTATCTGTTTCTACTTCTGTATCTATTTCTACTTCTGTATCTGCTTCTGTTTCTACTTCTGTTTCTGTATCTACTTCTGTATCTACTTCTGTTTCTACTTCTGTTTCTGTATCTACTTCTGTTTCTACTTCTGTATCTGTTTCTGTATCTGTTTCTACTTCTGTATCTACTTCTGTATCTACTTCTGTATCTACTTCTGTATCTACTTCTGTTTCTACTTCTGTTTCTGTATCTACTTCTGTATCTGTTTCGTTTGCATCTTCTACTATAAATAATCTTTCTTCAGGTGTTTTATCAAAATCAAAATCATCAAATGAATATCTTTTCTCAGAACCTTCTTCGTTTAAACAAATAATATATTCGCCATCTAGTTGAATTGGCTTTACAAGCTCTCCTGTCTTTAAATCAGATAATTCATTATATTTAAACATAGTATTATTAACTTTTTGTGGAATAAGTTAATAGTATGAAAAAGAGAACTTTAAGACAAATAGTCAATGAGCAGCTTACAATGGATCCAAAACAGGCTGCTACATTAGAACCTATTATAAAGAAATATGCCGACAGAGCAGTTCAAGACAAATTACCAGAAGCACAATTGCTTGCGCAGCTGGCGCAAGAAATAACGGCAGCCAAAAATCCACAACCACAGCAGCAACAACCACAGCAGCAACAACCACAGCAGCAGCCAGTTCAACAACAGGGAGTAATTCAGAAATGACATTAAGAGAAGCAATAGCAAATTCATTTGGTCAAACAGTTCCACAGTCTCAGCAAAAAATACAGGAACCAGATCAACAGACAATTGGCAAAAATCTAAAATCTTTGGATAATATAAAAAATGGTTTGGATGAAAATAAAAAGAAAGAGTTGGAAGCAATCGCTGCTGAATTGAAAGCACACCAGGCTGCTGCTGCTCAAAAAGATTTGAATGCAAAAAAACAGCAGCAGATGAACCAGTTGAAAACACCACAAACTAAGCAAGAAACAGTAGCACAGCAAGGAAACAACCCAAATCTTATACAGAATACTGCTCAGGCAGATCAATCGGGAGAAACTGCTCAAATAAAATGAAAAAATATTGGCCGTTTTGTGGCAATTGCCACAGATGATTGTTGGATTAATAGTTCTTCTCGTTAATTTTAAATCTGTAAAAAAATAACAGATGATCTTATATAGAAAATGAGCCAGATAAGTGCTAAGTCTTTAGCTTAGCACGTGAATGGCTCTAAAATTAAATACTAGCAAGTAGCTAACTAATTAAAATAAGAACCTTTTTCAAAAAAGTTTCTACAAATTAAATATAGAAAACGAAAGCTACAAGTACCACAAATACTCATAGCTTTCTAAACAAAGTCGATATATGGAGTATCAACGATGTCTAACACAATTAGTTATAGAAGTACAGATCTAGCACTTAAACTTAAATTAAATCCATCTCAAGAACAAAAGTCATACTTAGACAAAACTTTCGGTTGTGTTAGATTCATCTACAATTACCTTCTAAACTCAAGAAATCAATTCTACGAAAATACTATCGTTCCTTTAAGAAAGCAATTTGATTACTACAAGAAAGTTGAGAAATTAGAAGAGCTACAGAGAAATCCAAAAGAAAATAAGCAAGAAATCAAAAACTTAAAAGCTGAATTAGAAGCTATCAAGAAAACCACAAATTCAGAATACAAAAAATATCACGAACCTAAAGTTTCAGAATTGACTCAACAATTTCCATTTTTGAAAGAAGCGAATGGACAAGGTAAGGCAAATGCTGTAATGAACTTAAGGTCAGCTTATTCCAACTTCTTTTCTGGAAAATCCGAAAAACCGAAATTCCATTCCAAGAAAGCTAAAAATTCCTTCAAAGACTCACAGATGAAACAAAACTTCTTAGATTGGAACTCTAAAACTGTAGAACTTCCCAAAATTGGAAAAATTAAGTTTTCTCACAGAAACTTACCAAAATGGTATAAAAACAGAACTAAAGTTTGTTCATACACTTGCTCAAGAACACCTAACGGAAAATATTACATCACAATTTTGTTTGAAGTCAATTTAGACTTTAAGCAGAAAGTCAAAGTTAAAGACTTAGACGAAAACCAAGTCATAGGTTTAGACTTTGACTGTGATGATATGTATATAGACTCAAATGGAAAATCCGCATTGAAGGATTTCGGATTCAAGAAACAAAAGCAAGAACACTTAAAGCAACTTTCTCATTTACAAAGGCAACTTGCAAGAAAAGTCAGAGGCTCTAAGAACAAAGAAAAAATTAGAATCAAGATTGCTTCTTTGGAGGAGCATATTACTAATGCAAGAATAGATTGGATAGAAAAGGAATCTTTGAGACTAACAAAGGAAAACCAACTTATTGGTCTTGAAGATTTGTCTATCAAAGGGATGATGAAAGGAAGTAGAAATGCAAAGAATTATCAAGATATTTCTTGGTCAACTTTCGTTTCTAAATTAGAATGGAAAGGCAAAAGATATGGATGCCACGTTGTCAAGATTGACAAATTCTTTGCATCTTCACAAACTTGTTCTTGTTGCGGTTTTAAGAATCCAGAAGTTAAGAAATTCCATTTGGAGAATTGGAAATGTCCAAGTTGCGGACAAGCCCACCAAAGAGACTTCAATGCTGCGAAGAATATCCGCAGCGAAGCTATAAGAGTACTCAGGGAAGCTGAGGAAAACCAGGAAAAATCCGAAAGGATGTCAAAAGACACTGGTAGCGTGTTGTCAGTTAAAGAACTGGCTAATCTGGCACTCGCAGATGCGAGTTAAGGGTAATGCACGAAACAATCTCCTAACACACTATAATGTTAGAGAATATGCTTGGTCTTTAGCCAAGCATAGCTTCAATACATGAATATGGCCATCAAATTCAATCAAGAAGACTCGGGGTGGCTGTATTTAATAATTATAGGAATACCAAGTGCGATTGGCAACATTGTTTATAGATATAAAAAATATAAATATTATCAGACACCGTTGAAACAGAAAGACGTGTCTCGTGAGAGCCGTCAGAATTCCCTTGTTTTAGCTGGGGGTACTTCAAAAAAATTGACAAAAAATAAAAAACAGTGTATTATAAATTTTATGAATATAGAAGAAGCTATTTCTGAAGAAATTATTTCTATTGAATCAAATAAGCTTTTGGAGAAATATTATCCATATTACTTTAAAAGGTTTCCAAGAAAATTAGTTCAAGTCAAAGCAAAATTTATGCCTTATTTTACAAAAGCAGCTTCTATGTTCTGTGATAGAGATGGATATAATGCTGAAAAATTAATAGAAGCTTTTATGATGGATGGTTTTAAATTTCCACAACAGTTGCCAAACGAGCAGGTTTGGAAAACATATAAAGATTATTTGCCAGCCCTACACAATAAAAAAAGCGAGTCAAGAGAAGTTGTCGAAGAAATAGTTAATGCCGCCATAGTAATCAAAAGAGTTGGCGGTGTTAAGAATTGGTTAGCTTCTCCAATAAATCAGAAAATGGTTATAGAAGAAAAAATGCCATTTAGTGCTTTGCTGTTATCGTTTTCTTCTGCTTTTATTGAATTTTGTGATAATGAATGTGGTGACAATTTTGACTTTGAATATATGAGAAGATATGTAGCTGCTCAAAAATCATCAGATAAAATAATTAAAAAAATAGAAGAAATTCTTGGAGAAGATTACTATTTGTTTGGCAAGAAGTTTGAGGAGTATTTAGAAAAGAATCATATAGTCTTTTAGAAAAAATACAGAAAAAGTTAAAATTAAAGTTTATAATCTTCCGAGCCAGAAAAGTGCCACTGCTATGTTGGCACAGGCAAATTCTCAATCTCAGAATGTTTTACAGTTATTAAAATAATACCCGACGATTTTTGGGTGGGTTGCGTCTAAAAAAGTTAAAATTAAGTCATGCTAATGTTAGTATGGCTTTTTTTTGTTTTAAGTTAATTGTATGATTAATTATGAAGATCTTAGTTTGTTTCTTAGTAAATTAAATAGTTATGGCGTTAAATCACAATTTTCAGAACTTTTTGTATATAATGCTTTAAGAAAAGCAAATTCGGATAAAACATATGATGTATATGATATAGGTTGTGGTTATGGTGGTTGCGCATTAATGGCAAATAAATTTTTAAAAATAAATAAAACATATTTAATAGATCCATTGGAAACCGGCAAGTATATAATAAATACAACAAAAGAGACTATTGCAAAAAACATATGATGAAGTTTTAGAGAAAGAAGAGTTACCAAATAATTATGTTAGGGTTAACGATATTACAGAAATAGATAAAATAAAAAGTAAACATAATATTTTTTTTATAGATACTATGAATGATCAGAGGGATTTTTTAGAACTTTTAAAAATTGGAATTAAAAAAAAATGATATTATTGCTTATAAAGAAAATATAAATACAAATCCATACAATGTTGGAATGTTTAATAAGTTTTATAAAGAAGCTTTTATAAGGAAACTGATTGCAAAATATTTATTTGAAATTTTTAAAATGACTGTAAAAGATAGAACTGTTGTCCTTGTTGCTAAAGATGATTTTGTTTTAAAAGATAGTATAGAATTGATTGATGTTGCTAATAAAGAAAAAATACAAAACATATTATATGGATACACATTGTGCTTAAGTGATATATACAATATAGAACACAATTTTGAATATAGATATATTAAAGAAAAAAATAGCTCTACGGAAGCATTTAGAGCTGGTTTGATGAAATTATTTGAGAATGGAGAAAATTTAAAGATTTATAATAGGTTTAAAGATATTATGGATATGACAGAGTATAAAATAAATATTAATGGAAAAGAAGATATAATATAAAAATTGACAAAATAATAAAACACAAATAAAATAAAGACTGCCATATGGCAGTCTTTTTATTTATAGGAGAAATAAGTGGTTTGTGTAGTAGACTTTAGTAATGTGTTTTTCATCGTTTGGTCTGTCTTTTTAAAAGAGCAAAAAGAGAAGAATGGCGATGATTATTTAGTAAAAGAAGAAGATATTGGATTATTCTTTCACATACTTACAAGAAAAGTAATTGAATATGTTATAGCATATAAAGACACCGTTCTTTGTTGGGAAGGAGAGCATAGTACATCTTGGAGAAAAGAAATATGGCCTCCATATAAAGAGAATAGAAAAAGAGATGATCCAAATTATACTAAATGGGTTGGAGTGCTTATGGAAAAGAGCTACGAATTTCTTTCTTTATTCCATACAAAATGTTTGAAAGTTCCATATTGTGAAGGAGATGATTGTATATACCAAGCCTGTAAGTATTATACAGAAAAAGGTGAGCAGGTAAAAATTATTTCATCTGATAAAGATTTATCGCAGATAATGAATTTTTTTGATGGAGTTTCACAGTATAATCCAAGGAGTAAAGAAAATGTTGTTAGAAATGAAAACATACTTTTGGAAAAAGCATTTATCGGTGATCCATCAGACAACATAAAAGCATTTAAAGGTTTAGGCCCAAAAACATTTGCCAAAATGATGGAAGATAAGGAGTTTTATGCTAAAAAAATGACTCCAGAAAATCAGCAATTATATGATACAGTTATTAAGATTATAGATTTGAGAGAGTTCCCGCAAAAATACCAAAATGATATAAAGGCAGAGCTCGAAAAACCATGGAATGAATTTGACAAAGATTCAATAGAAAAATTTTTGCTTGACAATGGATTAAAATCTTGTTATCGTGATTGGACTGATAGATGGTATCAAGAAATTATGGCTCAAGATTATGAACAAGAAGATGCTATTGATGAAATTATGGAGATTATAAATAAATGATAGTAGAAGCATTTAATGGTGATATTAATTTAGATCTTGATTTAGATTTAATTAAAACCTTTATAACAAAGTTTAAAGTTGCTTCTGAAGATGAAAAACTTAAAAGATTTAAAAGCTTTTTTGATAAATCTAAATTAGAATTGGCAGAGGTAATAAAAAAAGGTGGAAAAATAACTGCCGATCTTAGCGGTGGTAAAGACAGCAGAATGGTTCTTTCAATGGTTAAATCGGTAGATTTGCTCGACAAGGTTAGATTTCATCAATTTGTTATTCCACCATATGTTTTTGATGGTAAATTTAAAAGGCTTTACAATAAACTTATAATTGATAAATTTATCTCAAATGAAATTCGTGATGATTTTGATTTAAAAACAAGAAAACTTAGACCGCTTGATGGTTTGTGATAAAAGGATATTGCTCTCTTCTTGGTTTCTGCTTTAAAAGTTTTGAGAGTGAATCAAATGAATTTAAATTTACAAAGAAAGACTACGAATGTGCTAAATATATATATGATTATTTTGATGATAAAAATGTGGCATATTGTTTTTATAGATATATAGTTGATATTTCTTTGGATTTTTTAAAAGCAAAAAATGAACAAGTTCCAATTAAAACTCCTTATGTAAAAGGATTGCTTTCAGATAAAAAAGATTTATATGATGTGTTTGAAAATTTATATGAAGATATGTTCTTCTATAAAGAAATTACACAATACAAGACAAGGGATTTATATAATTTCTTTTCTGTAAACGGTTTTGATGAAATGCTTGTTTATCCTTTTTCTGATAGAAAAATTGATAGAAAATTCTTAAAAGAAAAAGGAATAGAAATGAAGAGGCTCCCATATAAGATTGTGGTCTCGCCATCAGAAATTAATGAAAAAGAAAGAAGTTGGGAAATGTAATAAATATTTGACTTTAATTTTATAAACTATAAAATTAAAGTCTAGGAGTTAATTATGGACTTAGATGAAGATTTTAGAAATTTTGCGGGCGGAACTACAGCGGCAGATTTTTCTAATTGGAAAGGGGTCGGTGAAAACGGTTTTAAATCAATGAAAAAAGTAATTTCCTCAAAGGAAAGAGTAATAGAACCAGAGCAGGATGGAATTGAAGACACCTCGGAAGAAGACAAACTTATGAGTACTCCTCTACCGCCACCTAAACCAAAAAAAGTAAATGTAGAACCTCCAAAAGAAAGTGTTCCTCAAACAAAACAAAAGGAAATTGATCTTGGAAAAGTAAAACACTCTAAGAGAGTTGATGTTCCACTTGATAAGCCAGATTTATCAAGATCTATTGCTGATGGTGTAGAGGAAGGAAGGAAAAATATTAGGCAAGAAGCACCACAGCCTGATAGAAGCCAGATGCCTGGTGTTCAAGAAGCAGTACTTAATCCGGTAGAGTTGAAACAAATAGCTATAAAACTTTTGCCAAATGTGGAAAAAGTAAAACCAGAGGATTATGCTCAGGTCTCTGAAATGGCAATCAATTTTGCTTTTGAGTTCTTAAAAGTTTGGAATTACAAAGTATCAGTAGAGGGTTAAAATGGGAAAAGTTAGCAGAGCAAGAAAAGTAGAAGATCAGTTAAGTAAAGATTCAAGAAAAATTTTGAAAAAAATGATTCGGGAAAGCTCGCCTGAACCATTTGTTATTGACGGTAAAGTTGTATTTTATAATCCTATGAAAAAGCTTTTGAAGGGAGAAAAATACATAACAACTGATGGAGCGGCAGTAACACAAGAGCTTGTTAAGAAATATGAGCAATTTTTAAAATCTAGATATCAGCAGGAAAAACTTGCAAAAGCAAATAAGGTTGATATCGAAAAAATTGACAAAGAAAGCGAAAATAAGTAAAATTTTGGAATAAAGGAGAAAAGATGGAAGAACGATTAGAAACAAGAGTTAGAATAAATCTTGGTCTTACAGCCAAAGGCTATGGTCAGTGGGAAATAACTTCTGAATTTCCCACTGTCGAGCAAAGTTCTGATAGTCTATCACAAGCTATAGATTCTGTTAGAGCAGTTATGGCAGCAAAGGGTATTAAAGAGGCAGGAAAGGAGTAATTAATGGAATTAAATCTTACAGAAGAACAGGTTTCAGAAATCAAAATTCAGTTTGAAGCTTGGCAGGAAGTTCAGAACAGAAAAAAAGAACTTGCTGAAGAAAATAAGGATATTTGTAAAAGGGCGGCATCTGTGTTTGATGGCAAACAGACAGACGCAAGTAAACTGTTTAAGAATATGGCTCAGCTTTGTGAAGGAGAAGAGGCTGAAGCAAATGAGATTTCTTTAATGCTTGAAAGAATTGGAAGAGTATAAGGAGTTAATATGACAAAAAAAGAAATTATAAAAAAATATAAGGACAAGATTCGTACAGCAGAGCACAAAGTTGGAACCAGCAAATATTGTACAGCTGTTGCCTCTATTAAAGAGAGAGAAGAGTTTATTAGAAAAGCAAGTGATTTTGATGCGAATTATGTTCCAGATATTAAGTTTTTGTATGCTTATACAAAATATCTTGCTACAAGATATAAGAACTTAAATCAGTCATTCTGGAATGAATATAATGCTGCTTGGAGAAAAAGCAATGGATAATCAGATACTTGGTCAGATTGTTGATTTGCTTATGAATATAAGCAAAAAAATGGATATTCTCATTCAAAGCCAGAATAATCTAACCAATACAATTATCAAGTATGATAATGAGTATCAGAACCAAATAGCTAGCGGCGGAGAGGGTTAAATATATATGGGGTCTTTTGACCCCTTCTTTTTTGGAGAAATTATGGCAAAGGTAATCAAGGAAGCTAAGAATATAGAAGTGCTTGTTAATATAAAATATGAAATGGAAGGTGATTTTTTGAAGCAGAAGTTTGAGTTTATACCTTCAAATAAAAAGCACCTTGATTATTTATTTGATGCCCGATTCTTGTTTAAGAAGAAAATAGATGATTTGATCAAAAAAAATATGCTTGCCGATTTTGTAAAAAGAACAGACTCCAAAGAAGAAGTTGATATGTATTATACAAAGCAGAATCCACCACAACCACAGATAAGAAAGATTCATGCTTATATACCTCCATATTGTGGTTGTAAGTTTTGTAAAAAAGCAGAGATAAAAGGAATGTTTTATTTTTGCCCAGAAAAAAATAAACACTATACAATGGCAGATGGTGGAATAAAGAGATGCCCTGTTTTTAGAAGCAAAAATGAAATTATTACTTAAAAATTGACAAAAATCAAAAAATATTATATATTAAGCCACACAGAATAAATGTGTGGCTTTTTCACTTTAAGAGGAGAATATGAAGATACCGCAATCATTGATACAAAATTTCATAACAGCAGAATTTAATGCTAAGAAGAATTCATCTGGCGAGTATCATTTTAACTCTCCTTTTGTAGATGACAAAAAGAAAAGGCTTTATATGTCGGCGACGGATGGAAGATGGATAGACTTCAAAGCATCTGGAAATAGAACTACTGATATAACTCATGGAAATTTTATTACTTTTGTAAAAGAGTATTTAGGATTGAATAGCAATAACGAAGCGATAAAATATTTAGTAGCAAACTATGATTTAAAGCCGCCAAAAGAAATTGAGAAAGAAGAAAAGCAAAATAGTGACAATAAAAAAATATTAATTGATTTTATAAAAAAAGATAAACCAGTTTTGTTTGGTGATGGCTCTAAGCTAGGCTTATTTGGAAAGCAAGCTTATAAATATGTTTTGGATAGAAAATTGGAAGAAGAGTATTATCCAACTCTTGGCTATGTATTTAATCCTTTTTCTGTTTATAATCAGAGAGTGGTTATACCATTCTTTGAGGATGGCAAGTTTGTTTATTTTATTACAAGAAGTATAGAAAAAGAAGCTATGCTTAGGTATTTAACCCCAAGTAAATTGGACTCAAAAGAATATGTGTTTAATATAGATAAAATAAATGAAGAGACAATAATTTGTGAAGGAACTATGGATGCTATGTCTATAACTACCGATCAGGCGGCAAGTTGTTTGCTTTCGGCAGATATAGGAAACAAGCAGCTAGAGAAATTATTTGATAAACAAGTAAAGAAGATAATTTATGTTCCTGATACAGATACTACTGGTAAATTAAAAATGGACAAGAATATTTCAAAAATTATAGAGTATTGTCCTTACAGTGGTTTGGAGATATATGTATATGATATACCAAAACCATTCAAAGACTTAAATGAGTTGAAGATGGCAACTGGCAAAAATTATATTCTTTATAAAGAATGCGAAAAGTATGGTGAGAATCTTTTTCACAAAAGCATATTTTAATTGACAAAAGCAATAAAATACATAAAATAAAAAAATAGGAGTAATAAAAATGACCTTAGATGCTTTTACAAAAGCAACAGAAATTAAACAGAAAATAGCAGATGCCGAACAGGAAGTACCAATTCTTCAAAAAAGAATTGAGAGGTTTAATGACTATATTGAGTTTATGGATGGAAGAATAAAACCAATAACTGCTTATGGAAAAACATATAAGAAAGCAGAGCTTCATTTTAATATAAATGAAAGAGTCACAGATGTTGATTCAAGAGATACGTTTGACATTGTTGAAGAAAACAAGAAAGAATTTGTTGAGTTCTTGAAAAAATGTCAGAAAAATTATGAAAAGAAGCTTACTGAGCAGACAGATACCATAGAAATTTTGGAAAAAGAATTTGCTGATTTAAGTTCAGATTTTGAAAACAAGACAGAGGTGGCATAATGATAACTAAAGATGAAGAAATTGCTGAATTAAAAGCGAGAATTGCTACTCTTGAGAAAGAAAAAGAGGCACTTGAAAAAGAGGTTTTTAAAGAAGAGAGTTCTACTGAGGAGCAGAAAGAGAATAAAAAACCAATTCCTGTTTCTAGGGAAATATTTAAGATGTTGGCCTCTACAAGAGATGATGATAAAAAAGTTGTTTCTGAAGAACAGAGAGAAGAAGCACCATTAACTCCTGAGTTAATAGCCATGCAACAGGCGCAGAGAAAAGCAGAGACTGTTCAGATAAATGAAGAAAATAAGGTTTCATTGTCATCAAGATTTTATGAACAAGCATTAAAAGAGATGAAAGAAAGCGGCAGAGAAAATTTCTTTGATTATTAAAAGAGGCAAAGGAAGATAAAAAATAGTAGACAAGCATGAATGATATAGAGAAAGAATTCTTGGCAGAAGTTGTTCCAGATAAGCAGCGTTCTACAAGAAAGAAAACAATTAATGTCAAAAAGAAGGGCAATCGTGGGGAATTAGAATGTGTAAATATTCTTAAAGAAAGATTTCCTGGAAAAATATTTACTAGAACTATGGGGTCTGGTAATTACACAGGCGGTAAAAATGCCCACAATGCCGACTTACTATCTGAAGAACAACGACTTATGTTCGTAAGTGATATAAGAACTCCAAAAGAGTTTAAATTTTCTATTGAACATAAGTTTTATGAGAAGATTGATTTTTATGATTTATTTAATCAGTCATCAAATTTATTTCAGTGGTATAAGCAATCAGAGCAGGATGCCAAGCTCTTAAATAAAGAACCTTTATTGATTGTTAAGACAAATAACCATAAAAGAATTGTTTTTGTTCCATTTACATATGTTCATAAGTGGATGCTACACCATGCCAAAGAGCCAAAAATACTTCCAGTGTTTATGCATGAATATAAGGCTTGTTATTGGCTTGATGATTTGCTAAAATTTCCAGACGATTTCTTTTTTGAGGAAAGTGATGAAATTGACAAAAATGAAAAATAAAACTAAAATAAAGCGAATATGATTAATGATGAATTGAAGTTTAGTTCAGCCATTATGGAACGACTTATTCTTGCTAATTTATTAAGAGACAAGTCGTTTTATTTAAAGGTTGGAAAATTTTTAAGAACAGATAGTTTTAAAGATAAAAATCATTTTAACGACCATAAACTACAATGGATTCTTAATACTTCTGCCATTTATTATGATAAATATGAAAGACTTCCTTCGTTGGAAACTATGAAAATGCTCATAGAAGGGAGTCAAAAACTAAAAGACGATCCGTTGCTGACTAAAGCAATGAGAAACGCTGCAGAAGAAATATATAATAAAGATTTATCAGGGATAGAATTAGACTATTTAAGAGATGAGACTGTAAAGTTTGTAAGAACAAAAAGAGCAGTTGAAGCTACATATTTAAATGAGATTGATATAGCAAATGGTAATTTTGATAACTTAAATGACCGGCTGCAGAAAGCAGTAAATATTAATCTTGATAAGGATTTTGGTATTTCTCTTGCCAATACAGATGAAACAATGTCTATCATTCAAGAGATAGAAGAAGATTCTGGATTGACATTTGGATCGCCAGCACTTGATAGAGTCCTAAATTCGCCAAGAGCAGGTGAGCTTACAGTATTTTGTGGAACTCCTGGTATTGGTAAAACAATTTGGCTTGGCAATGTAGCTACTGAAAATATGAAGCTTGGGAAAAAAGGAGTTTTCTTTTCACTTGAGGTAGATAGGAGACGACTTGCTAAGCGTTTGTATTCGTCTCTTCTTTTGAAGTCTGGTTGTGATTTGCTTAATACCTCAAAGGAAGAAGCAGACGCTATCTTTGCAAGTTTTAATGGTGGCGATGTAAAGATTAAGAATTATCCTGCTCATAATGCTTGCTGTAATGATTTCGCAAATTACTTGATGGATCTCTATACAATAGAGGGTTTTGTTCCTGACTTTATAGTTATAGACTATATTCTTATTACGGCAGCTAATAGTGTTAAAAGGGGCGAGGATAATTCATATACTTATAACAAGATAGTAGCCGAAGAGATGAGGAATCTTGCTGTCCAGTTTAACTGTCCAGTATTTACTGCTGCTCAGATTAACAGAAATGGTATGGGTGATAAAGGCGGAACAAAGGGTATTGTAACATCAAAAGATTTGGCCGAATCAAGAGGTATTCTTGATACAGCAGATTATTTGCTGATTATTAACCAAACCGATACAGAAAAGAAGCTTGGAGAAAAAGATGGTATTTCTGAACAGAGGATTTATATTGATAAGAACAGAAACGGTACCTCTGGAGAAACTCTTAACTTCACGCTCGATTACAACACAATGTCCATTACAGATGGTAAGAAACAGAGAAAAATATAGAGGAGAAATAAATGGCCAGACCTACGAATGCCTCGAAGGCACAGGGAAACTATCTGAAAGAACAATGTCAGCAAGTATCCGCTTGTTTGAATCAACTCGAAGAAATATGTAAGAATCCAAATTCTGTAGCAAAAGATGAATTTCTTGGGTCTATAGGATTGATGGTTGGAAAGATCATGGTTCGATTCGACAATATAGCGAGCGAATTGAAAATTTTTGATGACGAATAAAAAGAGATGGTTTAAGTTAAGATTGTATTAAATAAAGTTTCTTTAAATTTTAAAACCGATTTTCTACAAATCGGTTTTAATTGTAATGTCATCAAGAGCTTTATTAAATAGGGATAAGCGTGAAAAATTCAAAGAAAAGTAAAAAATGGAGTTTTCCAAAACTTCCAATTTCCATTAAAAAGAAAGACAATCATATTGATAATTCGACAATTTTAATAAGTGGAATTTTATTAACCTGTGTTTTGCTTTCTATAGCATCAGGTTTTATTGATTTGACATTTTTTAGTGGTCTTTCTAAATCTATTTTGCATTTAGCAACTTTACCATTGCCTGCTGCCGTTCTTTATACAATCATTTCGGTTGGCTTTATTTCTGGTAAATTTTGGTGCGCTATGCAGATTGGAATGATTCGCGAGCTGCAGACTCGTTTGGAGGCCAAAGGATTCGAATGGGCTTCTGGCTTGAAAAGGGCGCGTTTTGGCTGGCACATTGCTCATAAATTTTTGATTATTGTTTCTATTGTTACAGCTCTTTCATTGTCTGTAAATTCGATTGGCGCTGGTATTCGAAATATGGAGCAGAATATTAAAAATATGTCTGCCGATACAACTGAATTAATTGAACTTAAAAATTCTTATAAAGCAGGTAATGTTGATGTCAGAACAGCAAAGAAAGAAAATATTTCTGGCGCCAAACAGGCTCAAGAAACAGCAGCGGCTGAGGTAGCAAGATATGCTAAGAGATTAAAGGAATATCAAAGTCAGTATTTTCAAATAGCAGATGATTTAAACTTAACTGACGAAGAAAAGGCTCAGAAGCAAAATAATATTATTACAAAAATTGTTAATGAAATACCTGGTGTATCTAGAAAAAGGGCTATTTATTTTACAGAGGCAGATTTAAGAGAGTCGATTCAGAAGGTTTCAAGTTCAAATGAAATTCTTGATAGTTCTTCTATTTATGAAGAGGGAATAGCATTTGATATGCAGCAGATTGAAAGTAAAATAAAAGCTCTAAAGCATAAGAACTATAAAAATCCAGATGGATCATTGCTTGTATTTGAAGATAGTGACGGAAAACCTTATGATGTTGATGTTGTAATTGGTATTTTACAGGGTTCTATTTTAAAATGGCAAGCACCAGATGCTGGTGATGCTGGTGAAAGCTCAAAGATTTTTACTTTGGTTGCTACATATATAAATGCCGATGCTAAAGCGGGTGGAATGGGTATATCAGAATGGATTATGATCATTTTCATTTTTCTTGCTGGTATTGTTCAAGAATATTTAATTTATTTATTTACACCAAAAGCAACCATTGATAGAAAACTTCTTTCTCAAGTTTCACATTATATGAAGTGGAAAAACGAGGAAGAGAAAGAACGATTTTTGATTTCTGTTTATATTTCTTACGCTGGTGATGGAATTATTAACCAGGAAAGGTTTGAAGCGAAATGTAAAAAAGCAGTTTATTTTATGGAGCTTAAAGAAGACGACATTGTTGCTAAATATGCTTCAAAAAAAGAAATAGCTTCAGCTAAAACCTCGGCGATTAAAGGTAAGGAATATAAAGAAGATAGTTTACCAAAATCAGAGCCTATAGAAGAGGGATATTCATCAAATGTAGATAAGGCTATAAAGGAAATAGAAAGTATCATAGGAGATAAAAGATGACAATAGAAGAGGTAATCCCAAAGAAACATAAAAAGATTTATTCTTGCACTTGCAATAGATTTTATTTCAATGCCAATAAGGATTGAACTTGAAATGTTCATAATCCATAAGTTTAGAGAGGTTTAAAGATGTATTATCTTTTTATTCATACAGAATCTGAATTGCAAAAGTACAAAAGCGAGTTTGACAGGGTTTTTAAAGCGATTGAAGAAGGAAAAACTCCAGTACAAAATGAACTTAGGTCGGCAAATACTGTGCTTTTTGAATCGTTTCCTTATCAGATTCTGACCGGCATCTTTCTTGTTGTTGGCACGATTGTTCTTAATAAAATTAAGATAAATGAACTTGCAAAAATTGCTGTTGTCCTGGTTATAAACAATATGTGCTATGCGCTCGCAAATTTTATTTTTGCGTACACAAAACATTTTTTGCGACTTAGACTGTGTAAAAGGCTTGGAATAGAACCGACAGAAAGGAATATTGCTGTCATGGAATCTATGGAATATCAAAGTGTATGAGGTGTGAGTTTATAACGATGCTTGTTTTTACACTTAAAAAACATTGGTTTGAAAAAATCAAAAGCGGTGAAAAGACGGTTGAGTATCGGGAAGTTAAGCCGTATTGGACGAAGAGAATAGTTACAACTTTGTGCCGTCCGATGTTTGCGCTTTATTCGCCAGAAGAAGTATTCAATAAAGTTTCTGCTACTGGATTCAAGAAGAAATTTGCTGCGTGTTATCCAGCAAATGCTTGTTCAAATCAATAAAGAAGAAGGAACTTTGTTTGATTACCTCTTGTCAATCGAAG